TGACGGCGATCCCATTCCCGAGGGCACCACCGTGATCGGCTTCGACAACACGATCGATGTCATGCTCACGATCGGGATCCTGCGTGGCGACTACATGGCTTTTGACGCCATGTTGACCACGTTCTATGCGCTCGACCAAGATCAGCTGCAGCGCGCGCGCCAGCAGCTGCAGCAGCAGACGATCTATCAAGGATGGATCACCGCTGGGTATTTGGTCGAAGCGACCTTAGCGCCGCCGCCACCGCCGGAGGATGCGCCGCCGTGACTGTGACTGTGGACCAAATCAGGCTCGAATTTCCGGAGTTCGCCAACACGGACGCGGCCGTGATTGGCTACAAGCTGGCCGATGCGGAGCGCATGATCGGGCCCTCCGATGCGGCAGGGCTTCGCGACGATGCCGTCAAATACCTGGCGTGTCACTTGGTGTGTCTGTCGCCGCATGGCGAGTTTGCGCGGCTGGTGGAAAGCGATTCGCCCGGCGGCGCCACGACCACGTATGAGCGGCAATACCGGGCGATTTTGCGCGGGACGGTAATAACCGCGGTGGTGCTTTAGATGCCGGTCACACGCTCGATCAAGGTGATTGACCACGGCTGGACTAAAATCCGCGATGCCATCGTGGATATGAGCGGTGGCAAGTCGATCGTGCGTGTGGGCGTGCAGGGCACGGAAGCTGCGGCGAACCATCAGAACAGCCGCTTGACCGTGGCGCAAATCGCAGACGTGCAGGAATTCGGCCGCCGCATCATTCAGCCCAAGATGCGGCGCGTGATCGTGATCCCGGCCCGCTCGTTTCTGCGCGCGACGGTGGACCAATACCGCGAAGCCATCGCCCGCCGTGAAATCCTCGCCATGCAGGGCGTGGTGTATCAGGGTTGGCCGCTGTCCAAGGCGCTCGGGTTGCTCGGTGCGTACGTGGTCGGGCTTTGCCAGCAGCGCATCGCGAACCGCATCGCGCCCAAGAATTCCGACTGGACGATCGCGAAGAAAAAATCGGATGTGCCGCTAGTTCATAGCGGGCAATTGCGTGATTCGATCACCTGGAAGATCGAGGGCGCGCCGTGAACTGGCAAGCCGCGGAAAACGCGCTGACAGCGTGGGTGGCGCTCATGACTACGACGGAGCCCAGCTTGATTGCGTGGGATCGCGAGCCCGTAGGCATGCGGCTGTACAAGCAAATCGATATGCGTTTCGGCGACCACCGTGCGCGGGCCGGTATGCCAGTGCAGATCGACTACGTGGAAGATGCCACGGGCGCGCTGATACCGACCGCGATCGGACAGCGTGCGCTGACATGGGCGATCACGGTCACGACACGCGATCAGCACGCGGACACGCGCGCGTACCAAGTGCTAGACGCCCTGGCCGTGGCGCTCGAGCTCCCGTATGCGGAGCAAGTGTTCGAATCCGTAGGGTTGAGCATGGGCGGTGTGGTTGCGCCGATTCATTCGACCTATCCGGAGTCGGAGCACCGCAACCTATGCATGGCGACGCTGGCCGTAGAGCTCGATTACGTGCTCGCGGTGAGCTCGCCCGATCCTGCCGCGGTCGTACAGCCGATCGAACACGTCGAAGTAGACGGGGAAGTTACCAACGTCACGGAAGTCATCATCGTGCCGCCCACCATGATGCCGCCGCTAGCTGCCGTACCCTAGGAGCCCACCGCATGACTACTACTACAGAAGTTGTGGACATCACCGTAGACATCCGGGACGCCGCGGTGTCGCAAACCTCTTTCGGCATGCCTCTGATCGCCGCCTATCACAACTTCTGGCCGGAGACCGTGCGCACGTTTTCCGATGTCACTGAGTTGACGGTGCCGGCCATCAACGTGCCCACGACGCACCCGATCTATTTGCAGGCCCAAGCCCTCAAGGCGCAGAAGCCATCGCCGTCGCAGTTCAAGGTGGGCAAGCGTGCCGGCATCGCCACGCAGGCGTTCACGCTCACGCCTGCGACCGTGCCGGCAGCGGGCGCAACGTACACGTTTACGATCGACAACAAGCCAATCACGGCCAGTGTGCCGGCGGCAGGCACGCTCGCGCAAGCCTGCACGGCCATCGCAGCTGCCATCACAACGGCCGCCGTGGGCGTGACGCCCACCGCTACTGCGACCGTCGTCAACTGCGTGGCGAGCGTCGCAGGCTCGCGCCATTCGTGGTCGTGCACATCGGCAAACATCTCATACGGCGAAACGACGCCGGAGCCTACGATCACGGTGGCTGCCGACTTGAACACGATCCGCAGCGCCGATCAGAACTGGTACGGCTTGACGATCGATTCGGTCGGCAGCGCGGAGATCATCGCCGCGGCGAACTGGGCGGAGACTCAGCTGGTGCTGTTTTTCCCAACGCTCGCAGACACGGCCGTGTATGGCTCCGGCACTACGGATGTAGGCTCGCAGCTGAAAGCGTCCAATCTGCAGCGCACGATCCCGCTGTGGCACCACCGCGCGGGCGATCAATGGGGCGATACCGGTTGGGAAGGCAAGATGTACCCCAAGACGCCGGGCTCGGCAAACTGGGCGAATCAGTCGCTTTCGCTGGTGGACACGTCGAACCTAGACGACACGCAGCGCGGCAATCTCCGCACCAAGAACGTGAATTACTACGTGCCGGTCAAGGGCGTGCCGTTCACGCTGGACGGCCGGGCGTCCGGCGGTCGGTATGCGGACATTACGATCGGCATCGATTGGTTTACGGATTCGCTACAGTCGCGGATTGTCGGTGTGCTCGCGAACAACGACAAGGTGCCGTACACGGATCAAGGCATTCAGTTGATCCGCGGGCAAGTAGACGCGCAGATCTTGGAAGCCATCACCGCGACGATCGCCGATGGCGCGCAGCCGTGGTCGACATCGGCGCCCAAGGTCGCAGACGTCAACCCCACGGACAAAATCGCCCGCATTCTCCGCAACGTCAAATTCCAGTTCGTTTTGCAGGGCGCGATCAACAAGGTGTTTATCCAGGGCACGGTGCTGGTTGCGTGATGGCTGCGGCGCTCATGAGCTCCGGTGCACCGGTGCACCCGTGCTCATGAGCACCGGTGCTCATGAGCTCATGAGCGGGCGTGAAAGGGTCTCGACATGGCAAACATGCGCGCGTGGAATATCAAGGATCTGGCGCTGTCGCTGAACGCAGTGCCGCTGGACGATGGCGGATACGGCGAAGATGAAGTGATGCAGCTCGAATGGGCGGAAGATCAATTCACGGCCTATGTGGGCGCGGATGGCGAGGTTTCGCGCGCTTCGACCAACAACAACCTCGCGACCGTGACCTTGACGTACGCGCAGACGGCAGCCGCAAACGATCGTCTCACGGCGATCTTGAAAGCGGACATTGCGGCGTCGAACGGTGCCGGCGCTGGCATGTTTTCCGCGCGCGACACCGCCGGCCGCATGGTCGTGTCGTCGGAACGGTCGTGGATCATGGCTTTCCCAAGCGTGACGATGGGAAAGACGATCCAAACCGTGCAGTGGAAGATCCAACTTGCTGACGCCGCGGTCGGTACGTTTATTGGTGGTCGCTGATGGCGATTGAAACCCGCGAGCGCCGCATAGGCGCCACGACGTACCGCGTAACGCAGCTGCCAGCCAAGCTAGGGCGGGCAATGCTGGTGCGGTACATCCGCCTAGCAGGGCCCGGTGCGGGTGCCTTCGTGGGCGGGCTGTCGAGCTCCAAAGCGGGTACGTTCGATGGCTCGGTGGGCGGCGGCATCGCAGAGGCGATCCACGACTTTACGACTCGCATTTCCGATGCGGAGCTCGATGCGATTTGCGACGAATTCGCGAAGTACACAATCGTCGTCAAGTCGCGCGATGTCGAGCTGCGGTTGTCCGATGTGTTCGACGATCATTTTGCGGGCCGGTACGATGAGCTCGCGCAGTGGTTGCGGTTTTGTTCGGAGGTGAATTTCGCGTCTTTTTTCGCCGTATCGAGCAGCGGAAAGCCCGGCCTGCTCAATCGAGTTATGACCATGGTGTCAGCGTGGCAATCCCAAACGGGATCGATTGGGACGTCCACCGCATCGCCGCCGCCGGGCGTTACGCCGACACCTTGATCGCGATCGAGACGCAGTGGTCGCTTGATGATTTGTACGCCGCGCACGACGTCCTAGACACGTATGAAGCACTAGATCGGGAGATCGCGAGACACCACGAATCGAGGCACCGCAGATGATCGTTAGGGAGCTCATCACACGGCTTGGCTATGAAGTTGATGAAGCTTCTTTCAAGGCTGCAGAGCGCCGCTACAACGAAGCGCAGGCCCGCATGGGTGGCAGCTCGAGCGGCAAGCCGCCGGGGCAAAAGGCGGAAGCCGCCGGCAAGGCGGCGACAGAAGCGCTCGACAAGACCAAAGAATCGGCGAGCGAGCTGGGCTTGTCGCTCGGCAAGATCGGCCAGGTGCTGCAGTCGCTGGGCTTGGGCGCGATGCTGCACCAGTTCGTGGAGCTTGCATCGAACGCGAACGAAACCACCAATGCGCTGGGCGAACTATTCGGGCCCGCCGGTCAATCCGATGTGATCTCATGGTCCAAAGACATGGCCGCGGCGATGGGCCGATCGGAGTTTGACCTGCAGTCGTACGCATCGCGCTTGGGCTCGGTGCTTGGGCCGGTCACGAAGTCGCGGGAAGAGGCGACTAAAATGTCTGAGTCGCTGTCCGGGCTCGCAGTCGATTTGGCGTCGTTTTTCAACACCAGCGATGAGCAAGCCATGCTGGCGTTGCGCAGCGGGCTAACAGGCGAATATGAGTCTTTGAAGCGGTACGGCGTGGTGCTGAACGACTCGACCTTGCAGGAAATCGCACACGCGAAAGGGCTTAAGAAAAAGGTCACGCAAATGACTGTCGCGGAGAAAACGGAGCTCCGCTATCAAGCCATCATGGAGCGCACCAAAGCGTCGCAGGGCGACGCCGCTCGCACCGGCCAGGGCTTCGCGAACGCGTCTAAGGCTCTACGCGCGCAACTGCGAGACCTAGGCACCAACATGGCGCAAACCATGATCCCGGCGCTTGAAAAGCTGGTGCGGTTTGGGCGCGATGCGATCACATGGTTCAACCAAATGGCGCGCGGCACGGAAGTACTACGCGCGGCTTTCGTCGTGCTAGGTACGGCGGCGCTGTGGCTCGGTCGCAGCATGTTCATGTCCATGGCGATCCCGCTCTTGTACGTGGGGCTGCTGATTTTGGCCGTGGATGAGCTGATCAACTTGTTTACCGGCGGGCGCACGGTCGTAGGCGACTTCTTAGACGAAACTTTCGGGCTCGGCACCACGGATGAGCTGGTTACGTCGATCGCCGATGGTTTCGAGCGTATGACTACGGCGATCGCCCGATCGTGGGAAAAGTGGCAGACGACGTGGGCAACCATCGGCGACATGCAGGGCTTGTTTGACATCCTCACCGAGCGAATCACGGGCTTTGGCGAAGACATCGGCCTGATATTTGGCGACGTAGCGGCGAAGATCGACGATTGGCTGATGAAACCGATCATCGATGCGCAGCATGCGTGGGCGCGGTGGATGAAAAAATTCGGTGTGGATTTGCCGGAGATGGAAGGCCGATCGTACGAACGCACCCGCACGCGCGGCTTGGACGCGGATGTGATGGGTTCCGGCGAGCTCCGCGGCTCGCGGCGTCGTGAGCGCGAATCAAACCGGCGTGGACGTGTCGCAGCGCGCGCAGAAGCGCACAAAAACTTCATCGAAGATGCGGCGCTAGCATCGC